TTCTCTAGTCGTCTCTGGTATTCTAATAGTGTCATATGTTTTACTCCTTGTATTTTAATCAAGTCCATCGATAGGTGCTACAGTCTCTAAGTCTCTTGGTGCACCGTATAATGTTATAAACTTCTCAGGGAAGTCTCTATCAAACCTCAACTTTTTGTTACCCTCCTTTTCAGATGTTAGTCTGTCAATAGTCTTCATAACTATATCATCAGAGTTTTTAGAACCGAGAACATCTTTGAGACGTGCTACAGCAATAACTAAGTTGTTAGTCTTACCATTATATTTCCAGGTAAGCTCATCTAGTGTAACGTGTAACAAGTTAAGTGCCTTCTGGAACTTGTTATAGTCCCTCGAATATATTAACTGTGATACTGTATCAGATATCGTCTGAGTATTCTCTTGGTATATCTCATAACTCTCTGACGAGTGCCTACTAGTTGGTACTATGTATTGGTCTAGTGTTAGTTCTGGTATACTGTCTGACTCATTCCCAAGCCAATAATAAAAGTTCAGTACACTCTCGTGAGAGAATATACTTCTCAGCTCACCTTCTGAATACGGCCCACCAAGCTCTTTATTAAGAGGTCGTGGCATATATACAGGGTGTATCCTACGTTGTGACAGCGGATCGGTATGCAACTTCACCCACTTGTTACCAGTCACCCATATCTTAATAAGTGATGGTTGTGTTATCGCAGTCTTATTCATACCACGAAATGTTACTATTCCGTTAGAACCTGCTATTGTCTTAACCTTTGCTAGGAGACTATCTCTATCCATAGCACGCCAGTCACCAACTTCAGATACTATTACATTTGGTTCTGTCTGCCAATTCGAGTGCTTATCATTCAAGAGACTGGCATCTAACAGCTGGGACTGTACTGGGAACGGCCTAGTCAAGAGCCAAACTGTTAAGTCTTTACCACTACCTTCAGTACCTTGTAAGAACGTTACAACTGGTGAAAACCTAAAGTGTTTATACCTATACTTAGTGGACGCTAGGAGATACTCATACTCCTCACCCCACATATGCTTACACACATCAAGGAGACGCGTTGGCACTGTATAACCATCAGGCTTAGTACCGTAAAATGCTGCAAGCTCTGGACCAGTCACCGCCTTGTTAAAAACGCCTGTTGACGTGTTATAACCATACGATAGTGAATAGTCAGTCACTGTATGCACAGCAGGTATCGCATCAGTCTTCCGTTGCTGCGGGGTCAACCTCGAGAGCTTTTCAATGAGCTCAAGATACTTCGCACGTGCTGGAATACAGTGCAGATGTGGCTGACCGTCCCGATCTGAGTAACTAAGTAAGTACTCTCCTGAGTCTATATCATAGTATACACTGATTGGCGTTTTATAGAGCTTGTGAGATACCTCAAAACTATTAACTTTCTTATCAGCGTCGTAAGCCCATAACCCGTTGTTAGTCATTGAATTAATGTGACAACTATATAACTCTCCCTGCTCCTTACGTTTGTGAAAGGCGTTAAATTTCTCCATTGCCGACTTAAAATCTTCAAATGATACCGTCTCATCACACGCAAGTCTCGTTGAGATATTTTTATAGTACTCGTTACTCTGACCAGGTGGTATTGGAGTTGGTATATTATAATAAGCATTAAAATCAGCATCAGTTATCAGATTACTGAGGTACTGCTTAACGAAACTAACATTATCATCAGAGTGGCTCTGGCTAGACCTTAGTACTATGTTATATGCTTTCTCAGGTAAGTTCTGTAGTACCATATGAGTCACAAACACTTCCCAGGCTGTGTTAAACTGCGTAAGGTTCGTATCGTATGGCTCTAATATCGTCTTACCAGGGTCAAAACTTGTTGGGGCAATTATGTTGTGTTTATCACCCTCTAAATAATCAACTATGTTCTGCTTCGTGTGCCCTGTAGGTGCTTCTATATCAGGATTATGTTGGAAGTAAAAGTGACCTCCTCTACGTGATGACTTAACTATAAATTTGCACTTGTGTTTTGAAGTTAGTGACTCGTTAAACAGTTGTGCACGTTTGAATGCTTCGTTGTCGTCGAAGTCAATAACTAATAAGTCAGGCCCTGAGATTACTATTAGTGCTTGGAAAGATATGACATTGGCTAGAGTGTCTTGCTGCGTGTTTGTCCTCCAATTCGTCTTAGCATAGAGTGTAGGCATTATAGCTTTCTTAGTCTCTTGGTCATTGAGAATATGCTCTTTGTTCGTTGAGAGCGTTGTGTAACTAATAAGCATGTTAATTTCCTTCGTCATTGTTCAAGGCTCTTAAAAATGGCACAAGTATGCTTAGGCGTGATTGACTCATGTTGAGGTCCCTTGCTACTACTCCTTGATTGCGCTCTTGGATATCCTCTAGGATTGATTGTCGGTGTACTAATAATTGCGAGTTGTAGTCTTCTATTCGTTCGTTGGCCTTGATTTTAGCTTTGAATGCTTCGTAGTCTTCTGTCATACGTGCTCCTTTTAATGGTTGTGTACTAATGTTTTGGTACTAATAGATTCTGTTGGAATACTATGTTGGAATACTGATAGATTCTGTTGGAATACTAATAGATTCTGTTGGAATACTATGTTGTCTCTTAGAATACTGATAGATTCTGTTGGAATACTAATAGTGTACTAATAGATGTGTTGGAATTGAGAGAATATTATACAATTTTTTATATTAATTATATATTAAAAAAATTTATTAATATAAAAAATTAAAAAATCGATTTTGATGATATTTGAGATATTTGATATATTTGAGAACAAGATGATATATGAGATATTTTTTAAACAATTCCATTAAAATAACTTTAAAATAACTTTAGATATATCTTAAATATATTTGTTCTCTGTACCTTCCCCTTTTCAATCGTAAAAATAAAGTGAAACTGACGCATCCTTTAAGATTTGTATGATATTATATGATATATAAGATATTTAATGATATATAAGATATAATAAAATAATAATATGTTACAAAAAGTAACAGTGCCTAAACAAATCTATTTAGTCCTCAGAAGTTAACTCATCGTCCTGCAGTCTACCAAAAGTTTCGTAAACACTATCGTCCAGTTGTGCCAATTTCTTAGCTTTCTTAGCAAAGTCTCCAGTAGTGCCATCACAAGTAGTTATGACCCTAACAGTTCGTAACTTTACAATACGTGTTGACACTATAGTTATCCCATCATCGTGTAATAGTATTCGTGTAGGCTCAGCACCCTCTAATGGTGCTCCTGTGATTGTTGAAAGTCTCTTTAGTATTATATTAAGCATCTTTAGTCTCCTTAAGATATCCTGTAGACTCTAAAAGTCTCTTAAAGTTCTTTACAAATAGTGAATATTCTTTGTCGCCTTCAGCATTTGTGCTAAGCTCTTCGCAAGCAACAGCAGCTGGGCAAGTCTCGCACATACTATTACACTCAGCGTTATTTATTAAATCAGTTATATACCCTTGTCTTCCTGCCTCTTCGAAGCAATCTATTAGTGCATAGTTATCCATTAGTTATCCTTTAAGTATTATTTAGTCGAGTAAAACTCTAATAGACGCTCCGAAGAGCGCTTATATAGTCTTAAGAGTTAAAAGTCTCCCAGTCAGCTTCATAGTCGTACACGAGTGACTCTTTAGTCTCTTTGGCTTCTTTAGACTTCGCTTGTGCAGTTTCTATGTCACCCTCTGAGATTGCTTTTAGTGCTTCGGCCTCTAACGATTTAACTTTAGTTTGGTTTTTGTTCCAAGCACTAATCCCAGCCTTACAATAGCCTTTCGATTTTCCATTAGATATCACCATAGCTTCAGCAGCTTCGTAGCGTTGGTGAAAGCGACAAAATGCTTCAACAATGTTGCCATCTTCGTCGAGCTTCGGAGGATTTTGCGAACCGCCTCCGCCTTGCTTCGGTGCTAAATTAGTGTCTATAATTTTGACTAAAGACTCCTTAAAAGCTTTCGATAGCTTTGGTTGAGTATTTAGTAACTCGTCAATTTGTGTGCGTACCTGTGTGTGTAATTCTTTCTTAGTCATAATTGACTCCTGTTATGTTTTATTTTAAGTCTAGGACTTAGTGAGACGCTTCGAAAAGCGCTACACTAAATCAGTTCATTAAATTTAGTTAAAGCGCTTTTACGTAAACATTTTATTGTGTCATTAAGTGCTTCTGTTTCATTACGTAAATCTCCACATTGGTAGTCAACGAATTCGATAAACTCTTCTAAATCTTCGCTAAAGGCACTTACGTTAAATATAGTTTTGTCCCAACCTCTAATATACTCGTAATCTACTTCAATTCTAATAGTCATTTCGAACTCCTTTATTTATTTATAATTAAATTGTACCAAAAGAATCTTTAAGCGAATATTAAAGCTTTTTAATTCGATTTAATAATCATTCCCTTTTGATGTAATAATTATATATCAAGTTATATTAAAATTATATTAAAAAGAATTTAAATTTATATTAAATTATTATATTAATATTAAAATTTAATAAAGATTTAATATTATTTATGGTACGCGTGCGCACGTCACGTATAATAATGAAACACGCATGCGTATACCGATATATTATTAAATTGACATTAAATTATATTGGAATCTTAAAGATTCTGTAATATTATATTGGACCCCCCCAGGGGCTTACCGGGCTTATAAAAATATTCATGCGACGCACCCTGAGAGTCTAACAGATTTTCAAACCTTACTTTAATTTAACTAAATTAAAAGAGTCTAACAGATTTTCAAACCTTATTTAATTAAAAGAGTCTAACAGATTTTCAAACTTTAACAACGTTTAAACAAACTTTAAAGATAATCAAGATATAATCGAGTAACTAACTAGTATTAGAATCATCAAAGGACAAACAATGGAAAATTCATTACTCTTGTCGTATCAAATAGAATACGAAACCACCGACATAACACTCACAGAAATCCAACAAAAGTATAGTATACCTAGTGATAAAACCACGCACTGGAAGAAACGCACAGAACCTAGAGATGTTATATTAGTGCCAGGGACTACCACTAGTGATAACCCAGTACCTAAGACTACTATTAGTGATAAAAACATAGTAACAACAGAAGACTCTCACGAAGACCTCATGGCAGACATAGACACGTTTAAGAAGGAAGTGGTGGCTAAAGCACTAGACTTCATAAAGAATCATGCGCAGTATGCAGAGGTGAAGGAGCTTAAGGATATGGTAGCGATTGTAGACTCAGTAGAGAAGAGCTATAAGGACACTAACACTGGTCCAACAATAAACGTACTAATACAGAACCTAACTGAGAGACTTAAAGATGACTGTTGAGTTAACGCCAGAGCAGGAGGAGTTTATAGATACTAAACTTAGTAGTAAGTTTTGGCGTATGAATAATCTCTATGCTATTAGGGATAAGGATGGTGTTCTAACTAAGATGAAGCTTAATCATTCACAAGAAAAGGTACTAAGGAAGTTTAAACATAATAAGAAGATAATTCTGAAGTCACGACAGCAAGGGATATCGACACTATACTTAGCATATAATCTCGACGATGTACTATTTAAGCCGGGGTACTCAGCAGGTATACAATCTTACGGGCAAGATGAGGCAGATAAACTTAGTAAGAGAGCTGAGCTTATGTGGGAAGAGCTTGACCAGGATATTAAGGATATGTTTGGTCTTAAATTAGTTAGTAACAACTCTAAGGGTATGACATTTAGTAATGGTTCGGTACTTAAGATAGGTAACTTCCGTGGGGATACTCTCCAAGGACTACACGTATCAGAGTTAGGGAAGATTGCAAAGAGGTACCCAGAGAAAGCGAAGGAGCTTAAGACTGGTGCATTTCAGGCTGTATCTGTTAAGAATAAGATAACAATAGAGTCAACAGCTGAAGGGCAGACAGGGCTCTTTTACGAGATGTGGCAGACAGCAACGACAAGAGCGTCTTCGACACAAGAACTAACTCCTCTAGACTTTCAGCCTATATTCCTTAGTTGGATGGAAGACCCTGACTGTACACTTAGTTATGAATATCCTATTAGTGAGGACGTGATAGAGTACCAGAAGAAGGTTAAAGATGAACTAGATATCGACCTGTCTCAAGAGCAACTATGGTGGTTAGCAGCTAAGATGGCAGAGCTGGGAGATGACTTTAACCAAGAGTACCCAGCGACTCCAGAGATGGCGTTCGCAACGCAAGTAGAGGGTATGTACTTTAGAGCACAGTACCTAAGGCTCCAGCAGTCTAGCAGAATACAGAAGACAAAATATAACCCTGACTATGGAGTTAATGTCAGTTTTGACCTTGGGATAAATGATGAGACTGTTATGCTGTTCTCACAGGTTATAGATGGTACACCATATCTCATAGATAACTATCACAATAAAGATGAGGGTATAGTGTTCTATGCTAATGTCCTGAAAGAGCTACCATATTCAGGTAATTATGAGAATATTATAATGCCTCACGATATTAATGTTAGAGACTACTCAACAGGGCGAACGAGACTTGAGACATTTCAGAGGGAAGGATTTAGTAATGTTAGAGTACTAGAGAAGCTAAGCTTTCAAGACTCTATTGAAGCAGCAAGACAGTTTATAGATATAGCAGTGTTTGACGATACTAAGGTTATGGACACACTATTAGCACTACAGAACTATCGCAAGAAATATGACAGGGCACTAGGAGTGTTCTTAGGGACTGACGTACACGACATACATAGTAACTACGCAGCAGCACTAAGGTATATGGCACAAGGCTTAGGGTATTTTAAAGTTAGGAAAACCAGAGTTAAAAGCGACGAAGAGCAGTGGATAGAACGACGAGATAATTATCAAAATTATAGTGGTTTTGCCTTATAATTTAATATTCGTTTAAACTTAATTTAGATATAATAGTTATAACATTATAATTAATGTTGTTATAATAACATAATAAGGACCAAAGATGAGCAATCCAGACAACGCTGCTGCTCCAGAACAACCGGCAGCAGATGTAACAAAACAGGTATCTTCATTAGTTAGTCAAATAACTAGTGACGAAGAAGGTAACTATATATTCCCCGAAGATGTAGAGTTATCACCAGAACTTAAGTTTGCAGCTACTGCTGAGAAAAGACGTCGAGACACTCAGATGTCATACACTAAGAATCAGCAAGCTCTTAAAGCTCTAGAAGCTGAGAAAGCAAAATTACTAGAGCAACTTAGTAATAGTAACAAACCTTCTTTTACCGCTGAGGAACAAGAAGAGCTTGATTCTTTAATGTATGAAGACCCACAAGCTTGGAGACAGAAAGTTAATCAACTAGAAAGTCAAAAACTTGCTGAGTCTAGAGCTAAGATAGAAGAACTGACGGGTGAAGCTAGAAAAGCTGCTGAGCAACAATATGAGCTTGAGCGTCGCTCTCAGGTTTTACAAGAATTCAACGACTCAACTGAAACGCCAATAACTGACGAGATTATAGCGAATGAAGTTCCTCCGAGAATTACTAAAAGGCTTGAGAATAATGAAATTTCTTTCGAGGAGTTTCTAAACGAGGTACATACCTATATTAATAAAGGGAAGGTAGTAGAGAATCCCTCAACGTTAAACCAACCCAATATGGGTAACCTTGGTGGTGGGGTAACCCCTACTGATATGAAGCCTGAGAAATCTCTTAGTGAGTCATATAAAAACGACATCTTCTAAAAGGAGCCATTATGGCTAAGAAGAAAATGGAAAAGTACGATGAGGACCCTATGGTAGATGCCTACCTAAGGGAAACAAAGAAAAGACTTGGTGATGACGCTTATAAGTTCGCTAAAGGTTTCATTGATGCAGACCGAGCGCGTGCTAAAAAGAAGAAAAAGCAAGACTATAAAGATGAAACTTATTAAGTAAGGAAATAACATGGCAACAGCTCAAGTAGCTATAGGTTCTGATTTAGAACGTAAAAAATGGATGCGTGAAGGCTTAGTACAAGCTGCTTCAACATCATTCTGGGGCCCATATACAGGGAACTCAAGTAATGCAATCGTTTATCAAGTAAACAACGAAAGTGCTGGTGATGGTCATACTGTAGTATTTGACTATTCAGGTAAAATTAGTGGTAAAGCTGTTAAAGGTAAGGATACTGCATATGGTAAAGGCGAAATCAAACGTAAATTCTCTGATAAGATTACTGTTGAGCGCTATAGAATTCCCGTAGATAACGGTGACAAATTTGATGGTAAAAACATCGGTGATTTAACGATTAATGAACACTCTGACAGTCGTTCAAAACTTTCTGACCTTTTCATTCGTTGGAAAGACCAAATGATTTTTGATGCACTTCAAGGTGGTACTGATACTGCTCCTTCACATATCTATGACTTAGGTACAACATTTGATTATGATGACCTTATTAGTATTGAAGATGCTCTTAAAACAGGTAAAGGGTTTAAAGCTGCTAGCGCAACTGGTGCATTAACAACAACTGCTGCTGGTCGTCGTGCTCCACTAGAGCCATTTAGACTAGAAAATGGTGAAGCTGTTTGGTTATTTATTATTGACTCGTTTATGGCTACTAAGCTTAAGCAATCAACTAAGTATCAAACTATTGTTCCACAAGCTGATGTTCGTGGTATGAATAACAGAACTATTTCTGGTGTTATTGGTAAACTTGGACGTTTAGTTATCGTTGAAGCTTCTGACTTCTTTGGTTACACTGACGGTGCTGGTGCATTTACAATGGCTGACTCAGAAGTTGAGATTGCTGGTTTACGTAAATATACAACTGATGGCACAATTGATGCTACTACTCCTCTTACTGGTTGGGAAGGACAAGAAGCATTCGAAACTGACTCAGCAACTGCTTCTAAACTTATGTCACGTGGTTTAATCCTTGGACAAGGTGCATGTCAAATGGCTTTCGGTAAGATGCCTGATTACAAATTCCAAGAGTCTACTGACTTCGGTATTACATCACAATCTGCAGTTGAGTTCTGGACAGAGGCTAAGAAAACTAACCTTAAACTTGAGGGTGGTTCAGTATATAAAGCTGCTAAAATTAGTGGTCTTGACTTCGGTGTTATTGCCGTTGATATCAAACACGGGTAGGCTTCGGCTTACCTAATAATATAGGAGAGATTAATGGCAACATATAATCAAATGTTAAATGGTTCAAATAGCTGTAAGAAGGACGTTTCAGTTTCTTCAGCAACTATCGATTTTGGTGAGCAAGCAGTAGCTTCTGGTGAATCTGTTTCAGTATTCAACCTTCCAGCAAACGCTGTAGTAACTAAGGCTTACTTTGTAGTACTTTCAGGTGTTACTGGTGCAACTGCTACTGGTAAAGTAACTGTTGGCTCAACTGATGCAATTGCTGCTGTAGCATTTGCTGGTGTAGCTGGTGCAGTTAAAGGTGGAGCAACAACTCCAGTATTTACTTCGACTGGTGCTGAGGTTACTGTAACTGTTGGTACTGCTAATGCAACTGCTGGTAAAGTAGAAGTTGTAGTAGAGTATGCAGAGTTTACTAAAACAAATGGTGAGTTAACAAGCGTTTAATTTACTTTAGGTGCTCTTTAATCAGAGCATCTGCTAGTATATTAACAAGGATGGCTAATGAGTAGAATAACTAAGATTATTAATAGAGCTAGGTTAATTCTTAGTGATAAAAATGCAACGCGTTGGTCAGATGATGACCTAATTAGTCTTCTTAATGAAGGTCTTAGTCATTTTGTATTAAATGCAAAGACTTTAAAAAGACGAAGCTATATGCTAATAGAGAATAATATTGGTATATACGATGTTAGCCCATATGCTAGCTCTATAGATAGAATACAGTATTTATCCAAAGTGCTAGAAGGAAGACTCTCAAGCTATATGGATAGACGAGATAGTACTTGGGAAGACACAACTGGTGATGAGCCAGAGGCTGTAATATTTGATGTTTATGGTCAATCAAAGTTTAGATTATACCCAAAAGTATCTGAAGGTAGTGCAAATATTATTACGCAAAATAGCTTCTTTGGCGGGTTAATTGATATTGGTGTTACTGATGATTTAATTAGTGTACCAGCTGTAGAAAATATAGAACAAGACTTAAGTAAGTATGTATTAGTGTTTTATATAGGTAAACCTAGAGAAGTTACCATTGCTTCAACTGATGATGAGATAGATTTAGATGATACGTATGACCATGCTATGATAGCATATATTACTGGTCAATGTCTTATATTTGACCAAGACTCAGTTAGTAGAGACTTAGGTGCTGCACAACTTGGTATATATGAGTCTTATGTGACTAAAGCGAAAGGTAAAACCTCTAAAAGTAGTAATACTGTTACAGATTACCTTACAGAGTATAGGAGTTTTTAATGAATGTTACACTTAATAGACAACCACTAGGTGTAGAAGATTTAGCCTTTGGTACTGGAACTCAGACCCAGATTAGAGGTGGAGTAACAGGTACTATTACAGAAATAAATGCTGCTAACTTACCATTTGATGAAACTAAAAGCCTACAAGAGGTATATGATTTACTTTTACCAGCTAAAGATGATTTGGCTGTTGTAGTAGCAAACTTAGATACAATTATAGCTTCTCCTGGCTATGCTGCTTCAACTGAAGCTTTATATGATATGTTTGATGATAGATATCTAGGTAGTAAAGATACTCCACCTACATTAGATAATGATGGAGATACCCTATTAGTAGGCGCTTTATACTGGGATACTACACTAAATCGTGTTATGGTCTGGGATGGTGCTAATTGGAGTGATGCTTTAACTTTAACAGAAGCATCTATATCTACTTTAACTAACAAAACACTAGATGATTATACTAATAGAATTAAAGCTGATGCTGTACATATGAGAGTAAAAAACCAAAGTGGCGTCATAATGCCTAAAGGTACTGTAGTATCGTACTTCGGATATAGTGATACTGAAGATGCAGTAAAAGTAGTAGCAGCTAATAATGCTACTGGAGTAGCTATAGGTATACTAGCAGAAGACTTAGGTATAGATGCGTTCGGTATGGCAATAGCTAATGGTATTATAGATGGACTAGATACCTCGGCTTACACTAACGGTACTATACTATATGTAAATACTACTGGTGGACTAACTAGTGTAGCTCCTACTACAGGATTTGCTCAACCTATAGCGTATGTATTAAAATCTAATGCTAATATAGGTGTATTACAAGTACTAGCAGCATATCCAAAACAAGATGCTAGTGATGTTAGAGTAACAGCAATAGGTGGCATCTCTTCTACAAGCGTGCAGGCTGCACTACAAGAACTAGATAGCGAGAAAGTAGATAAGACAAAAGTTATAGCTACAGCAATAAAATCAGTAACATTCAATGCTGATGGAACAATAACAATAGTAACTCCATAAGGAAAGTAGATGGGAACATTTAATATAAGACCAATAGAGCAACAAGATGTAATAGACGCACAAATAGTATCGGATAGTATAAGTAGAGATACTATAGCTAACCAAGCTAAGTTTGTAGCAAGTGGTACAATCAACAAACAAGATGATGCTAATGTATTTAAGACAGTAGTTGGCAATGAATACAAGATGGCAAATACTGATAGGTTTGTAAACTTTGATGGTAATATAGTCGATACTTATGGTGAAGAGTTGGTTACTAATGGAGACTTTAGTAATGGTACTACTGGGTGGGTAGCTGGAGATAGTGCTATATTATCTGTTTCAAATGGAGAGCTTGAGATAAAAAATGGAGCATCTTATTTTGGTTATGCAAAAACTACAATATCTTGTGTTGTCGGAAAAGCATATATTATTAATGTTTATGGAAGAAATGGAACATCTCAGCCAAATATTTTCTTTGCATCAGGAGCAACGACAATAGAGTCAGAAATAGCTGGTACTGGTATTTTTTCTTATGCTATATTCAGAGCAACCTCAAGTAGTGTTGTTGTAAATTTGTCAATAAGTAGTAATGTTGTTGGAAGCACAGTCTACTATAGTAACATATCAGTAAAAGAAATAACAACAGTAGATATGACAAATGACATACCAGAAGTAACAGTACAAGACCAAGCTACAGATGGTTTAGTAGTACAGAGTAGTGTTAATGCTGGTGATTATGTAGTTATAGATAAGGAAGAGTTGATTACTAATGGTACTTTTGATACTGATACAAGTGGGTGGAGTGCTTCTAATGCTACTCTTTCAGTAGATACCACAAGAATGAAAATCACTAATGCAGCGACAAATTATGGGTATGCTTATCAGTTATTATCAGGTCTTACTATTGGAGCAGAGTATTATTTTAAAGCTGATTTTACATTTAATTCAAATGGTGCATTATGGTTAGGTACATTACTAGGTACTAGTAATATCTATAATTCAGGAACATTAACAGCAGATAAAGAAGTCAGAACTTCATTTGTAGCTACAGCAACAACACTCTATGTAACTGCTATAAATACACTTAATACTGATGCACTGTTTATACTTGTAGACAACATCTCAGTACAACTAAAATCAGACATATACAGAGCAAAACAAACAGCTCCAGCTAGTACTATATTAACTGACACTACATACTATGAAGATAGAACTAAATTCGGTATCACAAACAAGATACTAGCTACTAGAAGAAATGATGGTACTATTAAAACAGAAGTATGTTTTGTAGATACAGATATTGAAGATTGTGGTAATGCACATATAGTTATGACTGACAATGGGTATAGTAAGTTAAGTAATGGTCTTTATAGTAAAGGTACTGATATTGTTACCCCTATAGGTACTTGGAGTACGCTTAATAAAGGTGCTTATCATCCATATTTTAATGCTTTTGGTACTGCTCTTTGGGCTTATGATAAAGTACTTAATAATGGTGCATATTGGTATTCTAATTTAGTATCAACTCCAAGTGAAAGTGTAGCAGACTGTTTTATTTGGAAAACAACACAAACAAATAGAGATGGAAGCATAGGAAATGTTGTTGACTCTTTGTTTGGACACCCACAAGGTAAATACTATGACATAATCTACCCAGACCAGTGGATAGACTTAAGAATAGAAGCCAATGCAGTATCAGAACAAGATGAACTTAATAGAGTTAGTACTAAAGCTAAGTCAGGACAGTTAGATGGTATTGGTGGGGTTGTTGCTACTTATGATGCTTTTGTATCAACACTGGCTACTGGTACATTTAGTGGTTATATAGCACCTTATACTTTTGTTATAGTAAGTGGTGTATATAATAATGGAAATGCTTTTGGCTCAACAGATGGTAGTACATCAAATGAGTACATAAAGATAAATATAGATGGTGTTAATTATGATTCTATAGCTTCTAGTATATACGGGACAAATAGGACACTAGTTAGACTTGATAGTAAATATGGAGACATAAGTGCAACATTCGCAGAGTCTTTACCAGCAATAGGAAGCTATCATAAAACCCTACCGCACCCATCAAGCGGTACATATCTAAGAACAGACTGGATAGGAGACCCTAGCAACTACCCACAAGCAGTTAAAGATAGATTAGCTAGTGGTTTACCTATGATTGGAATGAACCCATTGTTGGTAGATGACTCTGGAAATAGTTTAGTTGATAGTAATACTATCGATGTTAAAATGAGTGGAAAATGTAAAGAAATGCTAGTGAACCTTCAAGATATAGGAGGAGGAGTACTACAACCTCAAAGTCTTGCATTTGATTCTGTATTAAATGAAGACTACACAAATACAAATGTATTGACTATTAAACAATACACAGCCAAAATACCAACAACACAAGTATCAGACCCTAAAGCAGTTAAGCTAGTAGGTAACTATGCTACAGCTACTAACTCACATAGTATCTACAAAGGCAATCAATTAGTACCTACTGGTAAGGTTAATGTTGGTAATGGTAGTAATGGGTTGGAGAGTAAAGTTGTTGAGAATGTAGTCTACATAAAGCCTAAGTTGATATGTAATGCAGGCGACACTCATACTATGAATACTGGTGATATATTTGAAATATATGGTTTCTCTGGCTATGCTGATGGAAGTCTATATGAGAGAATAGTTTCTACTTCATATACTGGTATATTTAATGATGGAGTTTCTTGGAATAATACAGTTAACTATAGATACTTAGGCAAACAATTAAACTTACCATCCCACTCAACAATGGCACTAGACAACTCAGACAGTCCAGCATACAAGATGATAGAGACAATAGCAGAAGATGATGACGGTATGGCTCACTATCAAGTGTTTGCACAAGAGATGGTAAGTAATAGTGGTGCTTATGATGGAGATGATAATACATTCTCTCAACTTACTAATGGAACTCTAACAGATGACAATGCAAATACTGTTAAGACTATAGTTGCATCTACACCTCTAAATAAATACATAGGAGATAAATAATGACTAGCCAGATTGAAAGAGTAATTGCTAATGGGAAACCATTGGCAGTTATACAAAAGCTAATTACAGAAGAGTTACTTAGACTAGATAAAGCTAAGTTTGATGAAGAGTTATTTAATCAATATGACAATATGTTTCCTTCCTACAGAGATATGACAGAAGAGGAAAAAGATGCTCACAATATAGAAGTGTTTATAGAACTTGATGGAATACCCCTAGACTATGTATACCCACAAGTAGAGATAGACTACTCAGAAGATGAAAGCTATATGACATTTGAAGAGTTTAAGAATGAGGTTAAAGTAATCCAAGAAGCAGTTGAAGCCACTTATTATGAAGATGGTATGGAGCTTACTCCAGCAGTACCAGAGGTTACAGAACTTGTAAGACCATATACTCCTATTGAAGTTACAGATGAAATGATACAAGCAGAGTTAGATAAACTTGGTTATGTGTCTAAAGAGAAACAAGATGCTCTTAAATACTTAGCTGATACTGATTGGTATTACATTAGATATGTAGACAATGGAGAAGCTATACCACAAGAGGTAATTGATAAAAGAGCAGAAGCAAGGTTGATAGTATGAAAAAGATACCAATAGATAAACAACTACACTTCTTAGCATCAGCACTACTTACTGCTTGGATATATGTACTTGGTATAGATGTATTATATGCTTCATTCATAGTATTCCTTATAGGAGTAGCTAAAGAGGTTTACTATGACTATAAGCTAGGTAGAGGTACACCAGACTATCTTGATGTTGTAGCTAATCTTGTAGGCATATTATCTACTGTATTTATTGTAGGACTAGGAGCATTACTATGAGTTACATACTTGTATTATTCTTAGTGTTAGGTGCTGGTAGTTACTTATATAATGGTGGTACCCCAGAGCAAGATGATAAACACTATATTCAGAAGTATAGAGTACTTAATGCTACAGATATGACTGATGCGGAGATACTTGAAGAGAGAGAAGAAGATAGGAAATCAGCAGAGACTTGGAAAGTGTCTAACAAACTACTTGCAGATGAACTAGCTAAAAGAGGTATAGAACACAAGATATATAAAGCTCAATATCACTTAGACCAACTGCTGTTTCATAATGCTTATTATGATGATAATATGACAGTAGAAGAATTTGTAAATAAACAGTATAAGGACAAGTAGAATGGAAGAAGAGGTGGATACAGCTAAACTTGCAGAAGAGGTAATGAGATGCAAGTTAAAGACTTGGGAGCAGATAGAAGATATACTCGAGCATATAGGTGGAGAGGCTGTCAGAATAGATAATCTTGAGTCTACTATGGCTGATATTAAAAAGTCATTAAAGGAACACGAAAAGCAAAGAGCAGACTTTAGTAATGAGATAAGACACGAAATTGCTAGACTAAATGAATGGGCTAAGACCCACGATAGTAAAGAAATGGAAAAGTATGACAAGATAATAGATGCTCTTGAAGAACTTACAAACACTATAGGTAAAGTTCAAGTTGAAACTGATGATAATTCTAAAGCTCTTATGCAAAAGAGAATAGAAGAAGAGAAACAAAGAGCTATACAAGATGCTTTAGATGAGAGAGATGCACCATATAAAGAGTATAAAAAGAAAGCAATACTTACTGTAATTGGTATCGTCACAACAGCCATTGTTTATGGTGGGTGGAAACTAACTATGTTTGTAGCAAATCTCCACAAGTTAATAGGAGGATGATATGGATTGGTTAAAGAGCTTATTTGCTGGTGGTGTAGGTACAGTAGTAGATAGCGTAGGTAATGCTATCGATAAACTAGTTACTTCTGATGAGGAAAAACTGTTATTAAAGAATGAACTTGCAAAGATACAAACAAATGCAACATTAGAAGCTGAAAAGTTATCTATACAAGCGGAACAAGAGATAACTAAAAGATGGACTTCTGATAACGAACACTCGATTACAAGGCTTGTAAGACCAGTAAGCTACTCTGCTGTTCTTGTATTGTTTGGAGCTGTAGTATTGACTGATGGAAATATAGGAGAGTTCTCAATAAAGCAATCCTATATACCAGTTCTTGAGACACTGTTATCTACAATGACTGTTGCATACTTTGGTAGTAGAGGTGTCGAAAAAACAATGAAGCATTTTAAAGGAAGTAAGTAATGTATTTACAACTTGTAAGAGAGTCATTTACAAACAATTCTACAGAGGGTAAGCTATTTGTTAATGGTGAATTTGAGTGTTATACACTTGAAGATAAAGATAGGTTTCTTGAAGAAGGTAATGAGAAGGTATATGGTGAGAGTGCAATACCTAGAGGTAAGTATACAATCACTTTAACGCACTCAAATAGGTTTAATAAGCTATTACCATTACTTCACAATGTTGAAGGCTTTACGGGTGTTAGAATGCACTCTGGTAACAAGCCAGAAGATACAGAAGGTTGCATACTTGTAGGTAGTGTTAATAGTTCAGAAACAGATGATTGGATAGGTAGTTCTAAAGTGGCTATGAGAGGATTAATGGGTAAGCTTATAGATGCTCAACAAAGAGAAGAGATTATTACTATAGAGGTGGTATAAAATGTTAATAAGAGACTTTAGTGGCGGTAAAAATATTAGAGTAAACCCGTCTTTACTTGCTGAAAATGAAGCACAAATATATACTAATATAGATAACGCTACTGGGTCTCTTACTAGTATTCAGGGGCCTGTATCTACTGGTATACCTATCGATAAGTATTTTACTTATTTTGAAGCTGATGATGAGTGGGTTAGTAGACCTACAGAAGCTACATTTGTAGAGTATAGAGACACACTGTATATTAGTGATGGTACTATATTACAATCTTATAAAGACTTGACTCTAAGTAAGCTTGGTATACTTCCTCCAACTACTGCTCCTACAGTATCATTAGTTGAGACTATTTCAGCTAATGTAGACATAACTATAGAAGATGGTGGAGATATTATAAAAGGCTTTTATAACTATAAATTAGTAGTATTTAGTAGCATCTTAAGCACTTCCTTTGAGCTCGATTATAGTTGTGATGTTGCTCTTACTTTTACTGGTAAGAAAATTACTTTTACTTTAACAGGCTTGCCAATCGCTACATTTACTGATGGTGATTTAATAAAGCTATATAGAGAAGATGGTGTAAACTACTATGAAGTTGGAGAAACTACTTATAGTATAGCTGGTGGCGCAACTATTATAGATACCAAAAGTACTGAGACTTTAGGAGATTTATATATTAGTGATAGAGAGATATTTACCTATTGCTATACATACTACAACTCTGCTAATGGTATTGAGAGCCCTCCTAGTCCAATTAGTGAAGAAGTTAATAGCGCTGGTAATGATGTTATAATTGCTCCATTACCTAAGTCAACGGAAACTGATGTAACTATTGATAAGATAAGACTTTATAAAATTGGAGGAGGTCTTACAGCTTATACTCTAGTTCATGAATTTGACCACCCAGCAGTAGCTACTCCAGAATATAAAGATGGGACTGGTGTGTTATCATTGGCTGGTAGCTCTATACTAGATAGTTTAAACCACGATAGACCAGTTGAAGGATTAAAGTATCTAACAGAAGCTTATGCTATGTTATTTGCAGCAGTAGGAGATAAGCTATACTTTACTGAGATAGCTAAGCCATACTCCTGGCCAGCTGAGTTCTTTATTGACTTTGATGGTGATATAACAGGTATAGGAGCTATGAGTAATGGCTTACTAGTATTTACTAAGTTTAAAACATACATAGTTGTAGGTAATTCACCAGCAAGCTTTTCTAAGTTTTTACTTAGTAGTTCTCAAGGTTGTATTAGTCACCAATCAGTTGCCTTTGTTGATAACCAATTACTATGGATGTCACTAGATGGTTTATGTACTACTTCTGGTGGTATCATACAAGTAGTTAGTAGGCCTAAAGTTGGTAAACTAACATTCAATACTATCTATAGTGCAGCAGTACATGACAGTATTTATTATCTTAGTTACTATCACCCACTAGGCAATAAAATTATGGCTTTTGACTTTAGATACAATCAAATAGTTAGAGATATAGAGGTTATAGGTGAGCAAGTAGTTACAGCACTAGATAATGTATATCAGTACTATAATGGTACATTACAAAGACTATTCGATGGTGATTTACTGCAAATGCATTGGAAGTCGCCAGTCTTTACTGAAGGTAGCTATTCTAACTATAAAAACTATAAAGATATATACATTAGATATAATGGTACTTTTAATATTAAAGTATTTATTGATGGTATCTTAGCTAATGAGATAGATGTCACCGGTGATAAAATGTATAACTTAAAGCTTGGTAATGGCGTGACTAAAGGTTATGGTATTGAGTTTGAAATTGAAGGTACTGGTACAGTATATGAAATACAGTATAAAGTAGAACCTAGACAAAAAGGATAGAAAATGGCTAGAGATATTAAAGTACCAGTAGACTTAAATGACGACATAGCACTAAGGGGATATCTACAGAATTTATCTGTATCTGTCTCTAGTGCACCAACTTATTATAGTGCATCAGAAGCTGACCAAACATCACTCAATCCAAATAGTCTACTATCAGCTGCTCAGTTACAAGAAATAGTTGAAACTCGGGTTAAAGAGTTTGAGACAGAATTTAATGCTGTAGTTAATAAGGTTAAATTTGACCTATCACAATTAGTACCAGACTATACAACTATAGTGAAGTCAGTGGAAAATAGTATATCAGTAGGAGATGGGACATTACTTAGTAGTATTACTAGTGCTACCACAGCTGCTATAGATGCTGGAGGTAATTATGCACTGGCTAGTGAGGTCTTAACTTTAAGTACTAATTTAGCTGATAATTATTCTACCACTAGTGTAATTAATTCAACCTATGCTACTCAAAACGCCGTTGGTGCTATCTATGAAGTTGCCGTAGAAGCTAATGGTAGGGTATCAGGTTATAGAGCAGTTTCTGATGGTATATCTAGTGTATTTGAAATATATGCAGAGAAATTTGCAATTAGTAGTTCAGCTACCCAAGAAGGTTATCAACCTTTCCAAGTAGATACAGTTAATCATAAGATTAATATGACTAGTGATGTAGCTATTGATGGCAACTTATTAGTTAGTAAAAGTGTGACTGCTGACCAGATAGCAGCTAATACTATTACAACAGCTGAGCTAGGAGTTATAGGTAATGCATACTTTACTAATGACGCTGGTTATACGGATGATTCTGCAGCTCTGACAGCACAAGCAGCTGCAGAATCTGCTGCATATGCCGCTGCTCAAGCTCAATTTGATGCTAATACAGCCAATGCTGCTATTGATGATATAGCTGATGATGATATTCTATCACCTAATGAAAAGCCAGCTATTATAAAAGAATATGATACTATACTAGATGAACAGACTGGTATTGAAAGTACTGCTACTTCATATAATATTACTACAGAGAAAACAGCTTATACAAATAGCATAACAGTCTTAACTAATTATTTAGCTGGCTTAACATTACCAGTTTTATGGAATGATGTTAGCGGAAATACTGATATAAATAGTGCTTTATTTAGCCAAGCATTTAGGAATGTCTATAGTGCAAAACAAAGCTTACTAAATAAAATTAGTATGATAGCTAAGTCTTTAGCAGATGATGCTTTTACAGAAGCAAGCCTAAAAACTACTTTAACTGAAGTACAGTCTCAAGGCTATGTAGTACCGGCTGAAGTAGCAAATGCTATTAATAGTAATACAACTACTATCAGTGGTGCTAAGATATCTACTGGTAGTATTACTGCATTACAAATAGCAGCTAACACTATTACAGCTGATAAAATTAATACTAGTAGTATACAATCAGCAGTAGTCACAGCTACTTACATAAATGCTTTAGATATAACTGCTGGTAGTGTAGATGCTACTGATATTACTGGTACTACTATATCTGGTAAAGTAATTAATGCTGGAACACTAACAGCTAGTAAACAAGCCATAGATGGGCTTAGGGTATATAATAGTTCTTATCCTAATAATACAGCACCACAAACTATAGCTAAAGGTAATAGTTATACTTTTCCAGATAACTACTCTAGTAGTAAAAACATTGATGTAGTATTCTATGGTGCTTCATATAGCTCCGGGTATAGAGCCGACAGATTTGTTGCATCACCTACACCATTTGTAATTACTGTAGCATGTTCGGTAAATCAAGCGTTATGGGCTGATAGTTTTGATTACTATACTGTAACTCTTAGTGGGCCTGGTATTACTACTCAGTCAGCTATTATTGGCTCTAGTAATAGAACAGTGTCTATGACTGTAGTAGCTAGTGTGTCTCAAGCATCTAGTGCTACCTTTAGACTAGCAGTTAGTACAACAGGTAACTCGTGTGAGCCAATGACTGCATCAATATCAGCCATTGGTTTTAATTCATAATTAATGTTAATTTAATATTAATTTAGATATAATTAGATATATTATGTAAAGGTCTGCTATGATTATAAAGCGAGTTGAAGATAATGATATGTTTCAGCTACTACGTTTATACTATGTATATAATCATAGTATAGGCATTAAGCTAACTGAAGCATTAACTATGAATATGCTACAGCAAGAACTAGCTAAAGAGAATTCTTTAGTACTAGGGTTATATAAAGGTGATATACTAAAAGGCTTTGGGTTTGGTTATAAAAAACCTGATAGTATCTTTATAGTACAAGCATTTTATATCGATACTAAGTATCTTTTTTATACTAGGCGTTTCTTTACAGAAGCTGAAAAGTATTTCAAAGAGCTTGGTAGTACAGGGTGGATATCTGATAGTCTTAGTGCTAAAGGATTAAAATTTATGGAAAAAGTTGGTGCTAAGCCAATACAAGTAAGATACTATAAGGAGTTATAAATGGGTTTTGGAGGAGATGGAGGATATGGAGCACAATCAGCTGCACAAGCTGAGCTATCATATAAAATTAGTAAAGAGCAACTAGACTTTCAAAAAGCTCAATATGATGATTGGAAAAGTATTTATGGCCCATTGCAAGAAGATTTAGGTACTTACTTTAAGAACTTAACTGGTGATGCTATGGCGGCTAAACAAATTACTGAGATTCAAGCAGGAGCTCAAGCAGCTCAACAGCAAGTTGACCAACAGCTAGCACAGCGTGGTATTTCTGGTAGTGGACTAGAAGCTAGTTTACTTCAAAGTAATGCATTTAGTACTGAGATGGCTAAGGCTAATGTTAGAGCTAATGCTGATACTATGGCAGCTCAACAGCAAATGGGCTTTTTAGGTTTAGGTCTTGGTCAAGGTAATAGTATGCTAAGTAATATAGCTAACACTGCTAATTCAGCTGCAGCCAACCAGGCTAATATGTCAAATGCTAGTTTATCAGCAGCTACAAGTATTCAAAATGCTAATACAGCTTTAGCAGGTGATATTTTTGGTGCAGTAACAGGTGGTGCCACTACCTACTTCACTAGTAAGTAAAGGATAATATATGGGATTTGCAGAAGGTTTTAGCGCAGGGTCAGCGGCAGTTAGTCGTGGTCTTGAGATTAAGCAGAGAAGGATTGCTGAAGAGCGCCAACAAAAACAACAAGACTTAACAGCTTTACAGGCTGGTTATACACAACAAGATGGTCAATGGGTTGCTACTGATATTAAGAAGCAACAAGAAAATGTTGAGAAGTCTAAATTAGATTTAGTAGAGCAAGAACTTGCAGATGCTAAGAATGCTTTAAAAGCTCAACAAAGTATGACTTTTGCTAATACTATAGCTAGTATGGCTACTAATATATCTGATGGTAATTGGGAAGATACTTTTAAACTTTGGAATAATACACCCGGTTTAAAAGAAGCTCTCAGAAATGCAAAGTCTTTGGATGTTAATGATTTAGCACCAATTAACTTTAATGACCCAAATGATATTGCTATTTTAAAAGAACAGTATAAACTTGATACTACCAACATGACTACTGAGGCTCAACAAGCTATCAATAGCGATTTAGTACGTGTTCAAGGTCACGATGGTAAATGGAGAATAGTTCCAGTAGATGATATAGTTAAACAAACTAATAGTTTGGCTATGATGACTAAAGCTCAAAGTGAACTATATACAACACAGCATCAAAAGAATAGAGCTATTATTGGTGGATTAAGACCTGAAGCAGCTGATGTTAATAAGGCACAACTAGAAGCACAACAACTTACAGCCGAAGCTTCAGTTAAGTATCAGGAAGAAATGGGAGCTGCATTAAAAACTGGTGATATGGCTAAGATACAAGAGGTGTATGATAGATATAACCCACAACCAACTAAGGCTAAATCAGCTTCTGAAGAGAAAGCAGCATTTGAGCTTAATAATATGAAGGAAGAAAAAGAGATTATAGACTATGTTAATAACAACCAAGAACAATGGAGTAGTATATTAACGAGAGGTGATAAAACAACTAAAGTTGATAAGAGTGGTAAATCACTATACAGTGTAGCCAAAACTGTTCAAGGTGACAATAAGATTTCTTCAACTCGTAAAGATTACTTGGATGGTATGACTAGTACTTTAGATAATACTATTAGATTAAAAACTAAAATGGAAAACTCAGATTTTAACTGGGACGCTTTGAATAAAGCTATGGATGAGACAAGTAAAGTTGTTGACTGGCGAGACTTATCTACCGAAGAGAAACAAAAGATGCTAGATAAGTTCTCATTTGACTCTGACTTGAAAACAGTAATGGCTGGTTATATTAAAGCAATGTCTGGTGCAGCAGTTAGTGACCAAGAACGCGGATTTTATGAGGGTGCAATCCTTGGTGGTACATGGGCTAATAAGGAATCAGCACTTGCAGCAATGAATGGTTTTGTTTCAGGGCTTAAAAATGGATTAGACAGTGCAGTTAGTGGCTTGTCATCTGATACACCAGCAACTTATTTAGACTATAAGACTTCAGTTAATAAAATTACTGAAGGTCTTGATTTAACTAACGTTAGTATTCCAGTAGCTGATAAGCCAAAAGAAAAGCCTGGGTTTACTGAAAGAGTTACTACTAATATTAAATCTCTTTGGGGTAAAGCTACTGGCAATACACCAGACCCAGCAAACTACTAGGAGTAGAAATGAAAGTAACAATTGAAAACTTAAAAGATACTTTCCAGATAGGTTATGATACTTATCTGGAAAGTCGTAAAGAAGCTAACCTAGTAGAAGACTTATATCACAATAGACAGTATAATAGTGACCAACTACAAATACTAGCTAATCGCGGTCAGCCAGCAGAAACATTTAATATCATCAAACTTTTCTCTAGACAATTAGTAGGTTACTATAGTACTATTATCAATACTGTAAAAGTTAATCCTGTACAAGTTAGTGATATAGACACTGCTAGTGTACTTAATGATGTTACTAATTATGTCATAAATGCTAATAGCTTTGAGTCTGAGGGTGACATGATTAAGTTAGATGGTTTCCTTAGTGGTTTAATGTGTTCATATCATGACGTTGTAAAAACTGGTAAGAAAGACCAATTTGGTAGAGAGCTTTATAGAATTACTATGGAGCACGTATCATCTAGTGAATTAGTACTAGACCCTATGAGTACCAGAGATGATTATAAAGATGCAAAGTATATTCATAGATTTAAGTGGCTATCTACTGAAACTATTCGTAAGAACTTTGGTAAAGCTGCCATTGAAAAACTTGACTCTTACTATAACTTTTTAGATATAGAAGAAGCAGATTTTGAATTTAAATATGGTGAACAGTTCCAAGGTAAATACAAAGAACACGATAACTACTTAGTTGTACATAGTATTATGGAAGATGATAAAGGTGATACTTGGTCTGTATACTGGTCGGGTGATACTATACTTACTAAAGATAAGATTACTTATAAAGAAGTAAAGTTTCCTTACCGCGTCGTTAAAATGACTAATAGTAATAAAGCCGAGTACTATGGTGTTTTTAGAGAAGTTGTAGAATCTCAAAATGCTATTAATCAAGCTATTATACAAATTCAGCTTATGACTAATAGCAATAAAGCTTTTGTACAAGATGGCGCAGTTGAAGACTTAGCAGAATTCACTAAGGCGTTTAATAGAGTTAATGGTGTAATACCAGTAAATACATTGGCTGGTATTAAGATAGAAAACCTTAGTGGTGATATTCAACAACAGTATATAATCATTGATAAAGCATTTGATAGAATACAAAGAATACTAGGTATTAATGATAGTTTCCTTGGTATGGCATACGCTAGTGATAGTGGTCGTAAAGTTAAGCTACAGCAAAACGCTAGTATGGTTGCACTAAGATATATCACTAAGAAGCTTGAGCTATTTTATAAAATGATTGGTTGGGATATAGTTAATCTTATTAAGCAATACTATACAGCTAATCAGGTTCTTAGAATTGCAGATGAGTCTGTAGGACAAAGATGGATAGAACTTAATAAGCCTATTATGTTACCTAACCCAGCTACTGGTCAAATGGAAGTAGTATTTGATGAAGACATTGACCCAGCTAGCGGTGAGCCTAGAGAAGATGAGAATGGTAATATTATATTAGTACCGCTTAATGACTCTAGAACTGATATTAGTTTTACAGAAGTCGATATTGAGATTAGTACTAATGCTTACAATGACGAAGATGAGAAAAATCAGCTAATGCTTGAAACAATGCTTAGTGGTAATATAGGTAATGCACTAATGACTGTTAACCCAGCAGGATATATGAAAGCTGCTAGCCTTAGTGTTAAATCAGTTAAGTCTAAACATAGCCAAGATATTGCACAAATACTTGAGCAGACTGCACAGATGTTACAACCTCAACCACAAATGCAAGACCAATTAGGTATGGCTGGTAGCCCTGGTGGAGGCCCTAGTTCTCAACAACCAATGAGTCAAGAACTAAAGTTGCCTCAAAATACTAACGAAGGGAGATAAGAATGTTTGACTTTGAAGGAGCTAGAGCACAAGGCTTTAGTGATGAAGAAATAGTTAATGAGGTTAAGGGCAGTGGGCAATATAACTATAAGTTTGACCAAGCTATGTCTGACGGTGTTAAACCAGCTGAGATAGTTGATTTTCTTAGTAAGAACCCAGACAGGTTTATAGGTGGTCAACAAACTATGGAAGGCACTAAGGGTGTACCAATGGAAGCTGTTCCTGGTATGGCACAACCAGAGCCTACTCCACAGCAAGTTAATATTATACCTACTCCCGCTGACTTAGATACAGAGAGGGCTAATAGAAGAGCTCAAGTACAAGTTGAAGAACAGCAGAGAGAAGCTGAGCAAAAGCAAATTAAAATTACTGAACAAAACTTTGAACAGCTTAAAGCTATGTCTCCACAGCAATGGAAAGAGATGGGCTTAACAGCTAAAGATGTTATAGAGAATAATTTGGTTGATTTAGGAGTGCTAGGTGGTATAGCTACTTTAGGTAGTGGCACTAGTATGATTAGAAAAGAGTTAGTTGAGACTTATGGTATGGCTCCTGGCGAGTATACAGACCAAGAGATAAATGATATACAAGCTTGGGAAAGTATTGATACTAAGATGGAACTACTTAGTTTACCAATAGCTTCAGTAGGTCCAGCTATTATAGAAAAAGCATTTAATAAAATGGCTACGAAGATTAGACTCCCTGAAAATGTTAGAAATAAATTCGCTAGTTGGACTACAGAAACTTATGAGCAACAACAACATATGTTTAAGTTTATGGAAGCTAATAAAATCTTACCTAGTGACTCTTTACTCCTTAGTAGAGAAGGAGATGATTTAGCTCAATTTTTAGGTAAAGAAAATGTATTTGCTACTAAGAATTTAATAGCATCTCAAACAAAGCTTAATACTGCGACTATAGGGTATATTAGCGATACTCTAAAAGCACTTGATAAAGCTGGCATAGATATTAAAAATATTACTTCATACACTGATATACTTAAAGCTGAAGAAGTTATTAAGACAGGAGTTAAAGGTCTTAGAGCACAGTATAAAGCTGCCGAGAATGAAGCATTTGGTGCTGTCACTGAAATTGCTAGAGGTATGAAAGACCAGTATAAAGTAGATGGTTTTACCACTAAGTTGATAAAGACTATGATTGACAACGGCGCACCAGCAGAGTCTATATCAACTGTTGAAAAAATACTAAAAAGATTTAGTAAACCATATAAAGATGAGACAGGTAGACTTAAAGAGTTAAATAAAACTATTGGTAAAACTTCATTTGACTTAGGTGCAGCTAGAAAACAGTTAGAAGCTGCAATGGAAACTAATGATAAGCGAAGAGGTCTTACAGCTCAAACTAAAGTTGACAAGCTAGAGTTAAAACTTAGTAATCTTAAAGAAGAAGCTAATTCGTTAAATGATGTAAAGTATATGACTGCTGAAGATTTGATGAATACTATTAAACTTATTAATCGTAAGATTTATGTGCCTGGTGGTAATATATCTAGAAATGATGCGCAAGAAATTAGTGCATTAATGAAAGCTAAAAGCCAAATAGAAGATTTAATGAAAGCTAATGTTAAAAATGAAGACTTCTGGAAAGCTAGAGAATATGCGAATAACATTACTAAGCGTAGAGCTGGACTATTCCCGATGTCTTCACAAACTGAAGATAAAGTAATGCTAAGTAATATTTTACAAACTGGAGAACTTAGTAAGATTAAGAACTATATGACAGGTCCTAATGCTAAAGAAAATATTCTCTACTTAGGTGATGCTCTTGGTAAAGATAGTGATGCGTTTAAACAGTCATTGCATATGTACTTATTTGATAAGCTACAAATGAATCCTGAGCAAATTCAAAATATTCTACAGCAGAAGAGAGCAGTTCCTATAGAAGGTGAAATGAACGTTCAAGCCATGGCTGCTAATCTACAGAAGCTAGATGCAATTGACTATAAGCTTATTGAAGATACTTTAGGTAAGCAAGCTAAGATTGAAATGCAAAGCATTAAACAATTAGTATCTAACGCTGCGGCTACAGAAGATGCTATGAAGAAATATGGTATTGGTATCTCTGGTGGAATTACTAATTATATTCGTAGTGGTGACCAAACTAGAAGTGCTACAGGTAGAGCTGGTAAAGTTCTTAAAGATGCTATTGGACAATTTATTAGTTCTTCAATGGCTAAGATAGTACATAATCAACCATACACTAGGACTGTTACTGGTGGTGCTGTAGGCGCAACATATTATTTTGCTAATGAAAAACCTGAAGATATTTCTTTAGCTGGTTTTATTACCTCTACTGTACTCGGCGCGGGAGGTGGCTACTATGGTGGGAAGCTTACTCGTAGTTTACTAGAGAATGATGCTACTAAAATTGCTAGGTATTTAAAAGAAGGTAGATTTAAACCAGGCTCAGTACCAAAAGACTTTAGAGATACTTTAATTCGCGTAGAAGACTCTATACCGAAAGAACCTAGTAGTATGCGTGAAGCTTTATTTGGGAAGTCTAATAATAAAAATGTAACTGAGGACATAGTAGATGTACAAAATCAGTGATAAAACCTTTAGCACTCTAGATGAGGCTAAAGAGTACCAAAGAGTTAATGGCGGAATTATTATAGAATATAGTACTATGGATTAAATATCCTTTGGTACTCACTAAATAATCCTTCAAATGTTGTACTATATATAATATAAAACCCTATTGGTGTTTCTGGGTACCATTGCATTTCCCATATTGAGTCTTCTTCAATGCATTCTTTATATAGTGCTAAACCTATCTCATCTTTAACATCATAGTAATAATCCTCTAAAGATTCATAGTAATCTTTATGTTTATTATGACTAATAGTTAAACTACATTTATGTTCTGGCAATACTATGCTCATAGCTCCTCCTTAATATAAGTAGAGTTATTAAAGTCTTCCTTCTTACTAACTCTTTTATATACTTGCTCACTAATACCGTTCTTCACTAGTATGTGATGAACAGTAGTAGTATTGCTGCCATTTACATTAACAATCCTGTCACGTCGTTGAATAAATTTACTACCAGAATAATCGCTGCTAAGGATAATAAAATGGTGAAGATGAGATAAATCGACTCCCTCAGCATGAGCACTACTAGAATAAATATTAGCAAACTTAAAGTGTTCTCTAAGTAACCGTTGTTCACCAACGAAATGACACATGATTCCCATATCTGCTGCATCTCCAAACTCCTTCTTAATGTAATTAATTTTCTCAAGATTTCCGAGCATTATATACTCATCATCAACTTTTGCTATACCCGACTCTAGCATATGTAAACTAGTTCTTAGCTTCATAGTTGTATCACAAACTAATGTATATAAGTTAATAAGTTCTCCATATTGTGGAGGATACTCAGGTTTCATTACATTCACTGTTTTACTGGTAGTTATGCTAGCTATATTATGCTCTTGCAGTTCATTATAAAGCTTCTTAGTACTATCGTCCAACTCTACATAGTGAACTTTATCTACTGCTTGAACGTCATCACTAATACCTGCATCATTCTGAGTCATATAAATAGTGAACTCATCTATCTTAGGCATAAGAGTTGGCTTAGCTCTATCATACTGGTTAATCTCTCTACCAGCTGCTTTGATATAGTAAGGCTCACCAAACTCTCTATGGAAGTCATAGAAGTTCTTATGCTTAAATGGTGTATACTTACTAATTGCCATCTGATGATATATACTACAAGGACTTTCAACTATAGCTGTACCACTTAAATGTAAGTGAGGCATATTCCAACAAAGCTTACGAATAGTTTTAATACGGTTACTAGGTTTAGCAAGAGTCCCAAGGTTATGTGACTCGTCTATAATAACCATATCATAGTCTGAAGGCTTTAGCTTGTGTGCTTGCTCATAGTTAGTAACATAGTAACTATGCTTAAGATTAGCATTACTTTCAGTAAACTTGTGCCAACCACTAATAGCAGCCTTCTTAGTTAGTACAAGTACTCTAGAAATTTTATCAGACTTCTCAGCTACTAAGATGCTTGTGTATGTTTTGCCTGACCTCGGCTTGCCAGCTAGATAAGCATAACCTTTAGGCTTAAGTACTTCCCAGACTTTCTCTGCGAATACCTCTTGGTGTTTCATTGCTGTTATCAAGGTAACTCCTTTAAAAGCTTTTCAACATCTTCAACACAACTAGCAACTATAGCATAACCTTCGGCTTGCTGTATCTTCTTAATGTTATACTCTTGAAGCTTAGACACTGTATTTAGTGTAGTAGGCTTCTTAACTTCTATACCAATAAAATAGCCTTGGTAGCAGCATAGTATATCTGGTACACCAGACCTAGAAGCTGATATAACTTTAACTGTGTAAGCACCTAGTGACTCAAGATATGTTGTTATCTTCTTTTGTATTTGTTGCTCAGTCATTTAGTCCTCCTCGAATAAATATTTCATATCCTCTGGTACTGAAGCGTACATAGCTTCTGCAACTTCTCTAATTAAGAAATGAGCTGATTTAGCTCTACGAAGTTCTAAGAAGTTTTTAAGACTTCTAGCATTAAATTGAACTTGCCATCTATACTGATATACTTGAGGCAACATAAGAGAGGTAATCTCATTCGACTTACCCTTTCTGATCTGTGACTCTATTATTAACTTCCACTCACTAAGTAAAAAGTCAACCTCTGTGTCACCAGTGCTTTCAAAAACTACCTCACCTTTGTTCAGAGTAAATCTACTTGACTTGCAAGCATAATTAGCCATTCTATGTCTAGTCATTTCTAAAAGTACTTTAGTTGATGCTTCTATTTGAAAGATAAAGTTAGTAAACTCTATAGTAGATGAGTGTTTGTGTTTTAAAGCAACTTTCTTAATACGATTATCTCGTTTCTCAACGTCTGTGTAACAACCTTTGTCATAGCATAGACCTATAGCATTATCACTAAACTCTAGCCCATTTGTATGTAATAGTTCACATTTCATTTATTGTCTCCCAAAATCTTATACCTTTTATTAGTTTATTAACTCTAATATAATCTCTATCTTTATAGCTTTTGTTAAGCTCGTAAGATAGTTCACAGTTCATTATACTAACTCTGTTAGCTATAACATCGTCTGGTACTTTTAATGGCTTATTATCACCATATAAAAGCTCTTGTTTAGTCTGGTACGTTTTTGTCATCTCTAACACCTACGAATGTTGGCTGAATATAAGTATCAAGTATCTGTTCATACTGTATCTCTATTATAGAGCCAATAAATTTATGTTGGTTATGTAGTAGTCTATCAGAGTCTGTTAATCCACTTCCAACTTTAACAACTCTACCAGCAGAGTCTTTTAGTATTAAAGAACCTATCATGCAGTCATACTTACCTTCACCATCTTCATAATCTATGCATAATAAATCGGCAGTAGGACGCTCTTTAAGTTTAATAGCATGATTGACTCGTTTACCTAAGTGATAGAACTCATGAGGCTGTGTTAGCATTGTACCTTCCCATCCGTGCTTAACTAACTCTTTAGTGTACTCTCTAGCTTCAGCGCCAGACATAAGCTCAACGTGCACAGGTTGTGTTAAGAACTTACCATCTAGTATTTGGTTAAGCATACCTAAACGATTATCTTGTCTAGTCTTAGTTTGTAACTCACCATTAACCAGTGGAATATAATCGAAGGCTACCACTTGACTACCTATTTCAGCTTGACCATTTAGCCAGCCTTTGCTAAAGTTAGTTCTAAATGTAGTTAGAATAGCAGACTTACCACGACTACCTAGTTTACCATCAGAGTTATATAAGAACTCACCAACTATAACAAAGTCTGATGAAATATCTCTAAGCTCCATAGCTATTAGTTGAATACTAAACTCTTTCCAATCACTAGTAAAGAATCTAATCATAGAACCTTCTTTAACTATAAAGATTTGGTTACCGTCATATTTAGTACTAACTAAGTATTTAGTATCATCAAAGCACTCTAAGATTTTCTTAGGTAAGTTTTTATAGTCTTTGCCTTTTTGTGGTTTAATCTTGCTTATCATTATTGAACTCCATTAGTAGCTGTTCATATCTAGGGTCAGTAGACTTAATAAAAGTACCATTAGCATTTAGAAAACCTTTACGGTCTTTAATGTCATTGTATGCGTGATTACCACACTCTTCTAATGTATAACCTTCTAAGAAAGCTATGTTAGTTAATACAACTAGCATATCGCCTATGTCGTCTTTAATACTTTTATTCTTAGCAAGATTGTCTTGTAACTCTCCAAACTCGCTACCAAGTTTTAAACATTGTGTTATTGTATTTCCATTTCTAAGAATACCTCTATCGTGTGACCATTGTAATATCTTCTCATTTAGTTCTATTAAGTTATACATTATTCTATTCCTAATTCTAATTTTAGTGACTGTTCAGCAAATGGGTGTAACACAACATTAGTTTTCTTGTACACGTTCTTTGCAACTTCTAAGCTTGGGTTATATTGATGTAACTTATAACCACTAACCATACTAACAGATACACCTAGTAACTCTGCTATTTCATAACTACTAGCTCCATCATCTACCATACCATTAACAAATTCTTTTATTGTTATCATTTATATCTCCTCTACCTTATTATACCATAATAAGTTTAAAATTTAATTAAATTTAAAAACGCTCAGAAACGTTCGAAATATAAATACGATATTAATATTCGTATAAATATTTTTGAACGTAAATTTAGCGCTTAAAATTACTCTGGATACGTCTCATAATATTATAATTATTCGAATCGTATAATATTGGCTGACCGTGAGCATTTAGTGAAGTGTTAATGAGAATACCACCGAACTTCTTTAGTATATCATCTATAAAAGGCATATTGCTAATTTGAATACGACCAGTATACACATCTCTATCACTATCATAGTGAGCAGCACCTCTTGTGGTTTCATCAACGCTAATATAGTCAAATGCTATAACCATATAGTACTTAGACCTAGTAACTTTATCAATATCTCTGAAGTGTTTCTCAGCATACTTTTTAGTTACTACTGGTGCCATAGGCATTACAGTATCACGACCATTGATAGTATTAATTAGCTCAACCATTTCTAAAGTAGGTCTTGCTAACGTAGTGGTATTACATAAAGCTCTAGGACCAAACTCCATCCAACCTTGCATAACTTCAGCATACCCATTAGTTTTTATATCACTAATTAGTTTATCAGAAGAGTAACTATTAATTTCACGTCTACCCCAGAATAAGTCTTGGTATCTAACATTAGTAAAACCTAAAGCACAACCTTGGTCACCAGCAAGTGGGTTAGCTTCAAACTTATCACTAAATCTTAATAAAGCATTGTTTAGTTTAACATTGTAAAATACGCCACCAGATACTTTAATGTTTTTAATATCATAATGTTTGACTATGTTTAACATAACACCTTCAAGAATAGTTTGTACTACATAAGCAATCTCTGGTCTACTTCTATCTGGTGAGAACTGATTAAACAATATATACCAATCAGACCTAACATCATTTAGAATATATGTCATATCACCTTTTTGCATTTCAGATTTTTCCAGAAGATTAGTTGTCATAACTTCTATTAACTCTTCTATTTTAAGAGCGTAGTTAGCTTTATATTCTTTGCTAACTTGCTGCTCATAACCTAGTAGTTTATACTCATCTTGATTTTCTTTCATACCAAGATACCCAATAGCATACTGATACATTAAACCAAGTGAACTATGTATAGCATAACTTCTATGACTTAGTTTACCATCTACATATAGTGACAAACATTCCCCAAAGTTACCAAAACCGTCAGCAACTATTGTAAGCCCACTACTGTCTCCATTTAAGAAGTTCCAAACTGATTTAGCATGTAAGTCGTGATGCGTATTGTAGTAGTCTACAGAAGTAACTTTAGCTTCTGGGAAATTTGCCTTAATATATTTAGGTTTATAATACTTAGTCTCTTTAAGTTCTTTGAAAGACCAGAACCAATGACTAATGAAAATATCTGTAACTTCATATCTAGCCTCAGGATAGTACTCAAGTATTTTGTTAATGCTTAGTACTGGAAAAGAGCTATCAGCTTTTACACCAGATAGTCTCTCTTCTTCATACCCAACTATGACTGTATTGTTACCTTCTAGTATTGCAGATGCGTTATGTCCAAGAGTTAATAAAAGTCTCATCTGTTATCCTTTATTACAATATTGTAAGGTAAATCATTAGTAAAACCTTCAGCTTTATAGAAATCTAATAGCTTGTCCGAACATATTAAAGCTACTCTACCTTTTATATTACTTAACACTTTTGTAGCTAAACCTTTACCTCTACTTCTTTTCATAGTGTAGATAGTATCTATATACTTAAAGTTAGCATTACCATTATAGATTAAAAGTACATCATCTATTATAGATACTTTCATATCTTCACAGTATGTAAAGATATCACCATTAATCCAACTACAATCTTTTAAGCCATCTTCATAGAAATCAGATAATGTAGGCATTACTTATCTCCTTCAAAAATTTCTATAAGTTGTTCAAAATGTCTCTCATATAAATGAAGACTTGCAGCGTGCCAATGTATATTACCCACTTCTAAGCCAAGCTTATCAGCTATTTTATGTAGCATATGCCTTTGCCATTCTAAATCAGCACCAATAAGGCCAAAGCGTATGTCATTACTTCTCATAGATACTATTGCTTGTAGCTTATTGTCTCTAACTGTATAGCTAACATACATAGTACATACATGGTCATTACCACCAACATAGTGCATAAAAGGATTAGTGTAGTAAGCAACAGCTCTACGAGAATACATATCTCTTCTTAGCTCTTTAACCACATTATCAAATTGATATCCATTTTGAGGTGAGAACATAAGAAAACCATAGTTACTATTTGTCATACCATTATCATCAGAAGCAGTAGACCAGATCTGTGCGTATTGCTTAATATAACCATTATGAGGATTTTGTGACTCATACCAAGTTGTTTCGTGTTTAATATAGTCAGTGCTAGTTTTAAACTTGTCATTTATAGTTATAATACCAGAACTATTACCATCAAATGTTATAGTAGCATTCAAAAGTTCAACTGTTTTGTTACCTCTTACCTCAACTATATCTCCAGCTTTTAACTTAAGATATAGCTCTTTTAGTGGACCATTAATTAGTATTTCAGAATTCATTTTTCTTCCTTCATTATATATTGTATAAACATTAAGTTACACGAAGCATGAGCTAAGTGACACATTCCAGTTTCAGGGTCTACTTTTTCACCCATTCTGTACGCTAAGCAGTGTCTATCGTGAGCATCCCAATATAGATGAATATTCTCTTTAGTACAAAGTTTCCAGTTATCTTTAGCATATTTAGCAGCACCAAATGCTAATACTTCAGCCATCTTCCATAGAAACTCAGGTTCTATTAGTGAAGGCATAGGCTTGTTAACACTAAGTGACTCTTTTACAAACTCATTACTCATTTCATTTCCTCGTGTGTTCTAAGAACTATTTTAAGTTCACCATCAACTTCTTTAAGAAGCTTCATATCTACTAAGTTGAGATTTAGTAGTGCCTCATCAGCTGTACGGCCTTTCATCTTATAAGCTTCAACAACAGCTTTCCATATATCAGAGTGCGTAAAGTTACCATCAATAATCTTCTCAGCCTTCTTAGGACCAATACCGTGTAAGCCAATAATACCATCTGTCTTGTCACCCATAAGAGTCTGTAAATATCTCCAGGTAAGTGATGTATGCTTACTAACTTCAACAAACTTCATATCAATGTTATACATACTAGACTCATCGTAGTTAAAGTGTGTGCCTTCAACTGAGTTTAGTACGTCTTTGTCGATAGCCACTAGCATATACTTTTCAGGGTGTAGATTTCTGAGATATACTACCATATCGTCAGCTTCCCAACCCTCATGAATAGTACCACCAAGTTGTTCACACATTGCTTTCTTTACTTCAAAGAGACCTGCAGGACTTCTACCAGTTCTGTTAGCTTTATACTCAGGGAATATTTTATATCTAAAGTTATCTCTGCCACCAGTGAAGTGCAACTCATAACTAGTGCAACCAGTTTTATCTAGTATACGCTGAAGCTTATCATTAGCCTTTAATAGTGCTTGATTGACATCAGTCTCATAAATAACCTGAAGCTCTTCATCATATTGCTTGTTATTGATAATAGCATCCCATTCCATTTCACTATACATCTCTTGTGGAAGTACTTCAGCAGCAACTTCAGTATTGAGGCAAGCTATGTATGCTATAGTATCAGCATCTATTAATGCAACTTTGTCTATCTTTTGTGGCATAACTTGACCTTGGTCATCTAACTCTATTTCTACGAACTCTTCCATTATTTATCCTTGACTATGTTCAGCATCAACTGGCATTGGTATGTCTTTATATATCATAAGACTAGATTTGCATATCTCAGCCCAACCTTTTTCCATATTCCTAACCAGTAGTTCTTTCCAGTACATATAGTTATCTCTAGGTACCCTAAGATTGATCTGATCGTGAACCACATTGTATATGTATTTAAGAATATCAGGATTTTCTTTAACAGCATAATGAATACTAAGTTTTGTTGTTTCAGCTATCGTACCTTGTGTAGGTATATTAATAGCATCAGTTCCCATTTTAGGTTTAGCACGTCTACCAAGAGCTGTAGTAACAAAGTAGTTAGGGTCCTTATAGTTATTCCAAGCATTTTTATGATACTTAGCAATACTAGGGTAATGTTTAGTATACTCAGATTTAATCTTAGCAGACTCTTCATCACTGAATATAACACCATAGTTAACGAATGCATACTCTTTAAACGACGGAGCAGACATACCAAATATAAATCCAAAACTAACAGCTTTACCTTTTAGTCTATCATCTTTGGTTATGTCTTCTATGGCTTTACCATTAACCATACGCGCACTAACTTTATGTAGGTCGATATCATTCATTAACTCATTATACATATTAGCTTCACCCATAATTGAAGCAGCAGCTCTTAGTTCAGCAGTACCAAAGTCAGCTTCAATAATAACTGTATCTTCTGTTGGCTGATTAAAGATATACTGTAAATCTCTAGGAATTTGTTGAGCATTTATACCATTATGTAAATCACCACCAGTAGCTGTAAATCTACCTGTTATTGCGCCAGCAACATTGAATCGTGTTTTAACAACTGGAAAGTTATAAGAGTTAAGCATAGTTCTACGTTTTAAAAGTCTACGCTGATTAAACACTAATTCTGCAGTCTTATTACCTTCTGAAATTAGTTTAATTAGTGTTGCTTTATCTGATGAGTTAGTACCAAGAAACTCTTTAACTTGTTTAGGTGAATTTGGATTAAGACCATCTAATTTCACATAGTTATCTTCTATATCTTGTTCTATTTTATCTAACTCTTTACGTACTGCAGATTGGTCTACTATTATACCATTTTCTTGGTATTGAATAGCGTATCTCATACTAAGTATATCTACTTTATATGCTAATACTTCTCTTGCAGCTTGTATATTTGCATTTTTCCATATTAATGATAAAGCAAGAACATCAGTAGCTGAGTATCTTAACTGAGCTTGACTAAGATATGCACCTCTAACGAAACCAGATTTTTGCAATGTCTTTTTATCAAGCCCATCATATAAATGATTATGACCTAACTTACTAATTGCAACATCAAGTCTATAGTCTTGCCATAGTGGATAAGCAGTCTTAGCCAAGTATATTAAATCGTCGAACTTATCAGTAGTCATATTTAGTGTGCCAAAATCGTACGAACAATTCCACCATACTGTCCATAAAGGTTTTATGAAATCTTTAGCAGCTTGTTCGTCTATATAGTCTATGTCAATAACATATATAATAGGGTCAGTTGATGGTTGATATACTTGGATAAGTCTGGTATTAATGTATAAGCCTTCAGTTTCTATATCAGCAAATGTTGGCTCTTCAGTAGAGAATTGAGGTAAGTCATTTATGTCTTTTATTACTTTAAAATCTGTCATTTTATTTCCTTATTTTCTTAGTGTTGTAATCACTATAGTTTAGTTAAATTGTAGATATCTGATAAAAATAAAGCCAAGGCCTAACATCTAGTGCTAGGGCTTACATGGCATGTACTATAGAGCAGGAGCTTCGTCACTAATAGCAGCAACTGCTTCTTCACCTAGGTCGATGTCTTCACCTTCCATTTCTTCAACGTCTGGTGCATCACCTTCATATTTAACTAGTTTAGCAATCTGTACTGCAGTTAAGTATAGTGTTACTTTATGTGCACCGCCTGCATCGTTTCCTACTGCTGAACCGTGTATAACACCCGTTGAACCTGAGCCAATAGACCAAGCAGCATTAGTAGCAGCTACAGTAATGTCATTACCTTTATGGTCAAATACTTTAACTACTTGTGGTTTACCATCAGGCCATTTAGTATTTGTTTTGAATGTTGCAAGAACATAATCAGTTTCAGCACCAGTCTCTTTATCCATCACAGGTTTAATACCATTTGTTTTTGGTTGCTGTGCTGGTTTAAGACTGTTGTTAGCTTTGTATACATCCCACTCTTTATTAATCTCAGCTAATAAAGCTTTGTGTTGTGCACTATCTTTCTTAAGTACTATTGATGCTACGAATTGCATACGTTCTGGTTGTCCAGGCATTGCTTGGTTACGACCTTCACCTTTGATGAATACGTATCTTAGTTCGCCTACTGGAGTTTTAATCTTTGTTGACATGTGTTTTCCTTTGTTTTACTTGTTTTAGTTTTGGTACAGTCACTATGTATTAGTCTAAGCCTTGTGCTTAATGTAACTCACTTCATCTAGGTTATCTGCCGTCACAGAACCAATGAGCTACATTAAGCCCTCCTAAGAGGAACTTAAGATTATGCAGATACGCTTGAGTAATCAGGCTTAACTGCTTTAGCAGCTTCAAGAGCTTCTTTACCATCTTCTGGACTCATCTCACCACCAAGAACGTCAGCCATAATTGCTTTTTCAGTTGCATTAAGAACTTTAACAGCAGCTTTACGGATTGACTCAGCTTGTTTAGATACACGTTTAAGACCTTTGATACCTTTACCTTCAGCTTTTTCAGCGTAGAAGTATTCTTCAGTTGCTGGTAACCAAACGCCAGATACAGAACATAAAAGAGTATCATCTTCTTCATTGTAAACATCTTCTATTTTAATAGTTGCACCACCAGTTTTAGGAGCAAGATTAGTATCTAAGATTGCCATTAACTTTTCTACTGTAGACTCATCTACACCTTCTGCAGTACATAGTGCTGCTACTTCATTTGTTACCGTTGCGTGAATTTCTTTTTTTGTTGCCAAAATATTTCCTTTAAGTTTCAGTAATTATTTAATCACTGATGAGTTTAATAGTTTATCCACCGTCTTCCAGTGGTGATTAATTATAAATATATTATATCTAAATCTTCTTTAAAAGAAAATTAATCGAAATAAATATTTTAATTTAATTAATTAAATCGTACTAATATTATATCTAAATAATATTTAAACGAATATTAAAAATTATAATATGAACACCGTCTGCTTAGCACGACTAATAGCTACATACATTAGTCGAGCATAGTTTCTATAGCTTCCGCCGAAGATACTTTTCTGTATATCAGTCTTGTCAATCCATACTCTATTGAACTCAGAGCCCTGAGATTTGTGAACAGTGCTAGCAAAACTATAATCCATAGTGAATGCTCTATTGAGTGCATAAACATCTTGGAACTTCTTACGGTCGCTGATAGCAGCTTCTTTAGCTTTATTACGAATTAAGTAAGCTTCCCCAATGCCTGGTATCACAGGTATAATAAGTCCACCAGATTGTATAAACCGTATATGTTTATTCTTTATAAGTGCTTTAAGTGAAGACTCTAAGAACTTCTTATTAATCTGTGAGTTTTGTAACATAAGCGTATTATTGTTATATGCATCTAAGAGCTTCTCATAACTAGGCTTTACAAACTTATCAACTATATATAAGTCTGTTAGTGAACCCAGTTGTACCTCTTGCCCTACATATGAGGTTATACCTAAGTACTCTGAGAGTATCTGATTATACTTACCTACAGCTGCATTAGTATATGCTAAGAGTCTATCACCCTTCTTAAAACCTTCAATACTATTAATGTGTATAACATTCTGACTACTAGGAGTAGATAAGTCCATAGAGTTAGTACCCTCAAGGTAGTTAACAAACTTCGTAAACAGTGCTACAACATCAGGACTCTCTGCTCTGTGTTGAGTAGTTAAGTGAGTAGTTGTTGTAGGGTCAGTTTGTATTTGAACTCCTTTAACAGGTAATAGCTGATAAGGGTCCAAGAATAAGTGTAAGGTTATGTGGTCTGTCTCAAAGTCACACATCTCTTCTATTTTACCTGTAAGGTCCATTAGCATATCTTCAGACATCATACCAGCCTCGTCGATAACTATATTTCTATACTCAGCCATTGAATTCGCCAGCTTAATAGTTGTGTCAATGTGTGATATATGCTCCGCATTCTCATTGATACCTGGTATCCACCCTAAGATTGAGTGAATGGTTCTTAGCTCTATATCACCTTCATAAGCAGTTGATAAACGAGTTAGTGCCTTGTGAGTAGGTGCTAACACTACACTAGTTTCTGTCGGTAGGGTATCTAACAGTTCTAGTAGTGCTGTTGACTTCCCAGTACCAGCATATCCAGTTGTGTAATTAATCTTCATCTTTATCTCCTAGAAACATTTTATTCCAGCGCTTAACGAACCTACGCTGTCTTTGTATTTTCTCTTCACGCTTTTGCGCCTTCCACTTTAAACCAAGCTCTGTGTAGGTTGCTAAGTGTGCGTTCTTATTTTTAACTAATGGGTTTGTGTCGGTAGTGTCAGGTATCTTATCACCATAAGCTTCATAAAGCTCTCTAAGATTTTCTATCATAAAGTTGGTCTGTTTACTATTAACTCTTCTAATATCATTAATAGTAAATGTTCTAACATTGAGCATCATATAGATATCTCTATCGTCTTGAACTTTCTTAATGCTTCTAAATTCTTTTGTTGTTGATAATCTACATACATGCCCTGCAGCAATGCTCTGACTCATAAACTTCTTTAGATGTGTGATATCAAATCTTTTAGTTTCAAAGCTCATAATTTACCTCACTAGAAAGTAAGTACCAAACGTGATAGTAAAGAATATAGCTATAGCTAACCAATCACTAAGTCTATCGTGTTTGATAGACCATTTAATAAAGTTATATTTCATTTTTAAGTACCATAGTTTCATACTAATGCCCCCACGTTCTTTTAGATGACTCTATTTTATACCAACCATTTTCTTCTGTATAGCCTTTATCTTTTGCATGTTCTTCTGTTATAGATACAGTCTCAGATATATATCCAGAAGCATAAAGCTTCTCATACTGATAGTAGTAGACTTCTTTTTTAAGAGGTCTAGCATATTTAAATGCTGAAACATAATCACTGTGCGTTGTTTTGGCTCTACAAATATATTTGTATTCTATATCATCTGGCATAACTGCTAACAGTTCTCTTTCTTCCCATTCTTCATCTACTGTATATACTGCAACTTCTACCATTTGTCCTATATATTCTTTCATTATACATTCCTTATTAAGCTTTCTGGTGTTTCTTCCCAACCATAGTCATACATTTTGTAACATACTTCTCTAAGTATCTCATAAGCCTTGTCAACTTCTTCTGCGTAATGCTCTAAAATGTAGTCAAAATCATTAGTCATTCTGTACTCGTGGTCTAAGTCTCTTGCATTAGATTCTCTTTCCTCTTGTAGTATCTCTTGCTTGAGTTCTTCGTATTCTTTTATATCCATGATGGTACTCTCCTTCCTGTGTAGTTTAATAAGTCAGCTTTATCATTAACATAGTATGTTTGATACGCTGTTACTGCATCACTGTCTCTGTACTCTTCTGGCATCGCTTGTGCGAATGGTGTTAGACCTATGTCAGGGAGTCTCTCGATAACTAAGTCCCAGTCAACTTCTTGAAGTTTTGCGTACGATAAGTGATTGTCGTTGTGATTATAGCGCCACATCCACTCCTCGTGCAGCTCATTAAATAGTTCCATCAACCATCTAAAGTTTTGCTGTGACTCTCTAGCCCATACAGTACACGGATGATTCTTATGTGTAGGTTTATAAGGACTATCAACACCAACTAGGTGTGCTGTTGTGCACATCATCTGAGCAGTCTCTAATATCATTTTAACAACGTGTTTATCACAGTGAGATTGCGCTGCAACTTTTGGGTTATAGTCTAGTACGAAAATATTCATTCTAACTCCTCTAGTAGTTTTCTTGATTCCATAATTTCATAAGGCTTTGTAACTATATGATAGTGCATTACCTTAAGTACATAATGTTTAGATACTTGGTGCTTCTGCGCTAACATATGTAGCGGCATAGCATAGGTAAAGTAGTCGTGTATTATTTCTAATTCCATGTTAATCCACCAAATCGTCGTAGTCTGCTTGAGACTCTTGTATATCTTTAAGCACTTGTTGAGATGCTGAAACTGGCTCAAACTGCTCTCGCAGCTTTCTTATGGCCTCGTCTTTAACTTCTGTTGGTGCGTCACTAGTTTGTATATTCTCTAGTCGTCTCTGGTATTCTAATAGTGTCATATGTTTTACTCCTTGTATTTTAATCAAGTCCATCGATAGGTGCTACAGTCTCTAAGTCTCTTGGTGCACCGTATAATGTTATAAACTTCTCA